AATTAAAATTAAAAAAAATTCTTTATTTATTAAAAATGATAAAGAAGAAATAATTAAAAATAATAAAAAATATAATAATAATAATAATAATAATAATAATAATAATAATAATAATAATAATAATAATAATAATAATAATAAAATGAATTTAAACAATATTTCTAATACAATAGAAATATTAGGTACAAATTGGATATTAGATAAAAATACGCCTGCTAATGGTCTTCCATATATAAATACTCATATTTCAATAAAAGCTCAAAAAAATAGTAGAAATAGTAATATATTAGAACATAATGTAGAAGTAAAATGGGATACAACAAAGGGAAGAAATAAGGGTAAAGCAAAATCTGAAACAGAATCAATAATAACAAAAATAGCTTAAACATATAATTATATAGATAAATTAGAAATGAAAACAGTTAAGTTTCTTATTCAAGGTCAATTTGGTAACAATCTTTTTCAGTATTTTGCCTCAGAAATCATTAAAAAAATTTACGAGTACGATGCAGTAAAACCCACATTTGAAATTAATACGGAATTTAATACAGTAATTGATGATTTTAAGTTTAAACGTATTATTACAGCATATCTAAATGGTGATAAAGTTGAAATTGATACATCAAAAGATATTCTTATGTTTGGATTTTTCCAGCGTTCTGAAATTTTCCTAAAAGAACGTGAATTAATTCGCTCTCTCTTTACAGAGGATAATACAAGTAATATTAGTAATCGTATAAGAATTAGTAATATTATTAAATATAATTCTAAACATACAATAGTACCAACTGATAATGATTTGGTACTTCATGTTCGTTTAGCAGGTTCATTTAAATGGGCTGATTTTATTGATATGGAAAATAAAACTTCACAACTTTATGAACCTACAAAGTTGAAAGAAATAATTAAAAATATAACATATGATAGATTATATATTGTATGTAATACGCCAGTTGCTGATTGGGAAAAAGAATATCTTAGTGAATTTGATGATTTAAATCCAGTTATAATAACTGGAGTTCTTGGTGATGATTTTGATTTTATGATGAAAGCAAAGAAGTTTATAACATCTGCATCAACGATGTCTTGGATGGCGGCATTTCTTGGTAATGCTAATGAAATTCATATTCCTTATAATACTTATTATGGTGGTATTGAAGGTAATTCTCAGAGTTTAGCGGAATGCAGTCCAAACTCAAAATTATATAAGGATATGACATATTGGTTTCCCAAACGTTCAGAATTATCAGAAATTCAAACTATGTAAATCTTTAACTATTCTATAGGGTGAAGAATTGAATTGCTTAATTTTTTCATTACCTGTAATAAAATAAATCCATTTTTTACTAATTTCTTTATCTTTTTTCATAAATCCTATAATATTTGAGCCTGGAACATTTAACCAAGATTCAAATAGTTTTAATAGTTTTTCTGGAAGTTTAGAATGAAAATCAATATATAAAAATGCTAAAAATAAATACATATCACGTCCTTCTTTAGGACAAGGGTCTAATTTAGAATAAACAGTACTGAGAGAGATATCAGAGATATGTGTCTCAGTAGAACCTAAGCAAGAAAATCCAAAATCAATAAAAGTTAGAGAATATTTGGATTTAATTTCAAAAAATTCATTTTCAATTTGTAAAATTAATGTTTTAGGTTCATGTTCAAGAATCAAAAAATTACTTGGTTTTAAATCTCTATGATTCATACCAAGTGTATTATTCAAATGCCATATCATTGAACTTAATTGAAGTAGACAATCAATAATAAGATTTGTCATTTTACTTGAATCAATTGATTCAATATATTTATCTAAAGTTATAGATCCATCAATTTTTTTCATAGCAAAACATACAGAATTATCTTTTAGACGAAAAATAGATTTAACTTGAGGGGTTCCTGTCGGAAACCCTATATGTGCCAGATTTTTACCAACTAATTTTTGTATACACGCCTCATATAATAGTGATTTTCCTGGTATAATTGGTCGTTTAATATACACGTCTATATGACTATCTTGCGTTTCATAATATCCTGAATCAATATATCCAAATTTCCCGTGAGCAACATTTTTTAGACATTGTAGTCTTTCATTCTTATTATCAATATATACACACGGATTAATAATTGATTGATTTGAAGGAATTACTAAGTTATGTAACCATTCAGGGTTTTTAAGACATCCCTGTGAGTTAATTCCAACAGAATTAAGAGAAATCCAAGCACAACATTTTTTATCTTTGTAACACATAATCAATCTATTATTAAGAAACATTTTGTTGTATCATTATTGATATTTCTCCAATTGATTCTATTAAATGTTTAAATCCTATTGATTCTTTATATTTTTCAGGTTCTGATAATATATATGCTGTAAGTTCTCTTGGATGTTCATATGCTGAAGATGGTAAATTAGGAAAATATGATAATATAGTTTCAGGTACTCTTTTGATATGGTATTGTTTTTTAATATTATAGAACCAGATTTCTACATCAGCAACATTTGGATGTGTAATATTTTTGAATATTGGAATAGGTATCCATTCATTATCAAAAATCCAAAAAGGATAATCTATTGTATCAGGGTTATATCTTCTCGCTTTTTCTAATTCATCTGGAATTTTTCCATCCCACATTGTCCATCCTAATCTTTTAAATGTTTTAAACCATAAATCCTTATAATTTCTTTGATGAATATGCCATAATTCATGAATAAGTGTTGTCTTAGAAAATAATTGACTAATATCTGGATAACAAATAATATTTCCAGGGCGTGTATGAGGCATTCCACCATCAGCAGTTGGCATTAATTGAATAATTTTGACTTCATGTAAATCATTCAATAATCTAATAGGCAAATAATTTCTAATTTCATCAATAAATATATTTACATAATTAATATTTCTTAAAGATATTGTATTAGCATTATATGTCAGGTTGCGTCTAGATAATGAATTTGATTTATCATCGTGACATTCTTCTAAATAAAAATCTTTACTTTCTGCTTCTTTTAAATACTGTTCTGCTTCTTTTTTGTCTGTAATTACAACAAATTTTAAATTATAAGATTTTGAATTATTATTACCCATAATTATACTAATATATTAATATGTTTTATACTCGTTTTATCAGAGTGTTAAGTTGTGAATATAAACAGATACGGTATTTATAAATTAATACGTTCAAAAAAACTATATATATAATAAGACTGACAAATCTCAAACTGAATACATCTAAAGCTTTTTATTTAGTTTCAAAAGCAAATCTTATATCACAAGTCAAATTATGGTATAAATATCTTCCAACAATAAAACCATATTATGCAGTAAAATCAAATCCAAATCCTAAAATAATTGAATGGTTAAAAGAAACAAACAGAGTAAATGTAGATTGTGCATCTCCAAATGAAATGAATTTAGTTGTTGCTTGTGGTTATAAATCAAATGAAATACTTTATGCAAATACAATGAAATCTGATAATGATGTAAAAGACATATTAAAATATGATATTGGTATTACAACCGTAGATTCAGTTGAGGCAGTTGAACAAATTGTTAAAGCCAAATGGAATCCTAAAATTTTAGTGAGATTAGCGGTAGATGATTCAGGATCACGATCTCCATTTTCTATAAAGTTTGGAGCTAGAAAAGAAGAATGGAATAAAATTATCAGTGTAATAGATTATTACAAATTACAATTAGAAGGAGTTAGCTTTCATATTGGTTCAGCATCGTCTAATCCAGATGCATTTAAAGAAGCAATTATTCAATGTAGAGTTTTTCAAAAACAAACAAATAAATATTTAAATACGATTGATATTGGAGGTGGATTTTTACCAGATAAAAACATATTTTTGGATGCAGCAAATAAAATTAATATAGAAAAAAATAATTGGTATGAAAATGCCCCAAAACACTGGATAGCGGAACCAGGTAGATTCTTTTCAAGTCCAATTCAAACATTATATACTCCAATTGTATTTTGTAAAGAATCTGAACATAATAGAAGATATATTTTAGATGATTCATTATATGGACAATTTACAAGTATTCCATTTGATCATAATTATCAACAATGGAGATTATTAAATAAGAATTTAAAACCAATTAATAGACAAAAAAGATATAAAGATGCGCTTTTTTTTGGTAAAACATGCGATAGTATGGATTTTATAGCAGTTCATAAAAAATCACCAAAATATAAAGTTGGTGATATTCTTGCTTTTCCAAATATGGGCGCGTATACATGTGCTACAGCAAGTCAATTTAATGGATTTGAATTACCTATAAAATATTATATAGATAAAAAATTACCAAAATATAATATTAAAAATAATAGTGATATTATTCATCCTATATCAATAAAAAGTGAAATTTCATTATCAATTAGTAAGGAATTAAAATAAATCTAATAGAATAATAGTATGAATGATGATGATTATAGAATAAATAAAAATCCTGTAATTTTTAAAAAATTAGAAAATGCTCAAAATATTGATAAAATAGTAAAAATATTTGCTAAAGATAAACTAAATTACGAATTAAAACCTAATCCATCATTTATTATTGTTGTTGGTGCGCCCGGTGTTGGAAAAACAACTAAATCACAACATATTATTAAAAAAGAATTAGATATTGATTATAACGATTTCTACAATATTTCTCTAGATAGTATTATTGAACGTGTTAAACCTTATAGAAATACTACTAAACGTCTTTATAATTTATTAAAGGTAAAAAAGACATCATTAGGCAAATCAAATCTTAATGATAAAAACTTTGGAATACTTAGTGAAGTTTATTTACCAACAATTATGTCAAATAAATCTATATTTTCACTTAATGAAACTGATTTATCAAAAATAAATAAAATTAAAGCAATTGGTGATGAATCTATTAAGAAACAAAAGAAAACTATAAAGAAAGTAGTATCTGGACTAAAAAAAATAAATGAACTTAGAAAAGAAGGATTAATATATGGTGTTATGAATGGACTAAATATTATATATGATACAACATTAAGACCAAATAAAAATATTATTAAAGATGATATTATATCAGTTTTAGAAATGAATAAAGAAGTTAAATATAAAATTATTGTAATTTTAGTTACATCAAAGGTTAGTAATATTAAGAATCGTATAAAAGAACGTCATAATAAAATGCTTAGTGAAAATGATCCATATATTAGAGCGATTAATCCTAATCTAACAGAACTATTTGTAAATCAAAATAAAGAAGGATTTAATATAGCTAAAAAATATTTTACATCTGAAATATATAAATCTGAAAAGATGTCAAGATATACAAAAGATGATTTTAAATTTATTGAAATTGATAACCCAACTGTGAAAAATAATACTAGAAAAAATAATAATTTTGATAATAATAATAGTTTTAAATATTTTTAATCATTCTCTATCTGTTCTTTAATTTTTTTCTTTGCAGCAATAGCTGTTTTACGTTCATTTTTTTTAATATTATTAATAATCATAGAATCTAATAAGTAGCTACTCATAGTCATTTGTACTAATGGTTTAGCAGTTGTTTTAAGAGCTGAATTAGTGACTATATCTGTTTTTTGTTTAATTTGTGATGTAGAAGTAATAGTTTTAATAATAGCATTACCACCAAACATATTCATTATAGCATTATTTGAACTTGTACATTCAAACTTTTTAAGACACTCGTTAAATAATAGTTGAGACGCAATTTTTTCACGAAATCCTAACCACGCATCTAACATTTTATCTGCTTCTAATGAACCATTCATACTGGGAGGTTTAGGAGGACATTTTATAATCATAGAAGGGCAAAATCCAGGAATTCTCTCTAATAATAGACCAAATGCTTGAGAGATTGGATTCTGAAGTTGATGTTCTATATAATGTTTATAATCTGGTACCAACCTATTATCTTTTACATAAATAGGAGTTTCAATTCTATTACCTTGTAGTTTAGAAGCTTCTTGACCAGATTTTGGACTTATATATATATATCCAATTCGTTCTCCAGCAGCTGGAGCATTACCAGGATCACGCTGAGTAATTCTGTCAGCTAATACTTTGTGTGCAATACTTAATGGATTAGCGTAATCAGCACGAAGAGATTTAGTCACTGTTAATTGTCCTAAAGATACCTTGCCTTCCACCAATTCTAAACATTTATCTTTTACAAATTTAAAAGCACCATCAACATCTCTTTTATCAAGTAACATTTTCATAGCACCACCAAATATAGTTTTAACAATAGGAGCATTATCACGTCTTTTCAAAGCAATACCCATATATTTATGAACATAATCATCCGCATTATTTTCGTACATATTTCCAGCATATCTTTTCTTTGAAAATAATAGCATAGGATCAAATGCTTTATCAAACTCAAAATCATGAGGCGCAGCAAGAGTCTTTGTAATAAAAGCACCAGCTTCACCAGTTATATCAATTGTTGCCTGTCGAGCACCACGACCTTCTGGTAATAGATTTCCATTTTCATCTTTTGGGTTAAACTCAACAAAGAGAGAATCAGTATCACCATACATTACATTAGCACTACAATCTTTGCGACCAGAGCTTGGTCCATAAAATAATTCAATCGCATCTTTAGCAAAGAGAATCTGTTTTCGACCATATGATGTAACAGATGCTGCTAATGCTTGTAGACGAATCTTGAAAGTACCAGATCCAAGTTGACCATAAAGAGAGTTACCAGTTAGTTTATAGGCTAACTGTTCAGCGTCAAGAAGACAATATCTTTCAGGATCTTTCTCTTTTTTCATCTCTTTTTTCTTTATCTCACGTGCTTGTAATAGCCAAGTAGTAATTTGAGGCAATGTAGATTTAGTTCCATCAAGTGGTTGAGCATAACGACATATTCTGCGTCCACATCTAACTTTTACAGGATGTTTTCTGGTATCTTTTGGGTCAGCGCGCCAGATGTCAAACTCAATATCTGTATAGGCATATCCTTCGCAATTATCATATACTTCAGAACCCCAATTATGCGATATTAAAGTTCCATCATAATTAAAATCCTTAATCCAAAGTAGAGAATCGTGACTGATATTTTCACTTACAATAGTTGATGGATATAGAGATGCAAAATCACAAACACCAATAGGGCTTGTAGAATAGAATCCTGGATCAGGGGTAAGTACAATAGCACCTTCAAATGAATCTTCTGAATTAATACCATTTTTAGGAGCAGAAAGTACAGGAATTAAGATATTACGTTCTTTACATGCTTTAAATATAAGAGATTCTATTTTGATACCTTGTCCGCGAGTAAAGATATAACTAAGAGGTACAGAGCATACATTAGCCATACACATTGTATTATTGAATGTTTCTAGTTTTCTATATAGGTCGATAACTAAATCACAATCTTGAAGACAATATTTTCCAACAATAGCGCGACCTTTAGATGATTCTCTATGTAGACGGAAAATATCTTGTGGGGATACATCATCTTTTACAATAACCCATTTAGTGGCATCTTGCATTTCTGTCAATTCATCTTCAGAAAGCTCACATCTAAATGTAATTTTATTACCTTCAACTGTTTCTACAACCATTTTTGGCGATACTGTTTCACCAGTATCATCAAGTAGGGTAATGGCGCGACCAGGTTTGACATCTTTAATAGCGCCAGCTACTTCGAATGTAAGTATGCCATTTTTATATTCTTGTGTTTTAAGTTTACCAGACATAAAGTGTTTAGTAACTTCATCAAGTTTATAAGAAGGAAGTATATTATTACGTTTAATACAATGATATAAGTCAACTTGTAGGCGACCGTGAATAGACCATATATACATACGATTATCGCCTAAGGCAGAGGAGCTTAGGAATTTTTCTTCTAATTTAACTTCACCTGAGAGGGCAAATAGACGTGTAAGTTGGTGAATAGGAGAATTTCCGTGAATAAGACCAAGTTCTTCAGCACGATACCACAA